ACTAACTCTGGGTTAATTTGGATAGCAGGTTCCCAGGTAATTTTTCTTTGCAACGAATCGAGCACATATCTAAGATCAAGTTGATAATCATACTCAGTTTCGCCAAACTTAATCGGTAACTTCATTTGATCGCCGTATGTGGCGATACGAATAGCAATAAGAATTACGTCTAAGTCGATATTAGGAATAGCCCATGCATTTCTAATGTTTGGAATGCAGTGCTGAATTACGTCAACAATACCTTGGCCATTTAGCAGAGCATCTGGAACTTTTAAAGTAAGTTCATCTTTGGCAGTCATTGAGTAAACAGGAAATTCTCCAGTCTCGGTTACTTCTAAACTTCCCTTAGGCCAATACATACCATTACTCGGTAAAGTAATGTATAACTTAGGCTGGCGCATAAAGTTTTGTAGCGGATTGTTGCTAGTTAGAGGCTGTTTTTGCATTGAGATCTCCTATAAATACTAATACTCGATTTAGATTAATATTTATCTGCGTAGATAACTCAGGAAAAAACAATGGCTGACGTAACAGGTAGTATAGGCAATCAACCGGTAGAGTTAGATAATGCCGCAACAGAAAAAACGTTAAGAGAGATTTTAGCGTCAATTAATCGCCTCAATGGCACAATAGTTAGAGGCGGTGGAGGATCTGGTGGCGGTGGAGGATCCGGCGGCGGCGGAGGATCTGGTGGACCGAGCTCGTCGATTCCTGCATTCAATGCACTTAACGTAGTCATTGGCTTAGTAAGGGGAACATTTAATTTCTTATCTAACGTAGTGGCCGGATTAGCTACGGCTATCGGAGCAACAACCGGGTTATTTGTTAACATAGCAGATGAAGCAATTCAGGGTAAACTATCCTTATCATCTTTCTACACAAATCTAGAAAATGTAGCAAGTCAAATTCCTATTATAGGAGGACTTTTAGGCGGTGTAATCGGGCTGTTTGCAAAGCTTGCGGAAATGCAAGAGCAAGAGCTAGCGGCCTATAGAAAGCTAACAGAAGTCGGTGTTAACTTCGGCGGAACACTAACATCAATTAGAGAAGCAGCATTGCGATCGTACATGTCCTTGGATCAATTTGCTGACTTGATGTCGAAAAATTCAGACACCTTTACTAAATTAGGGGGTTCTGTTAATCAAGGTGCCGAAGCGTTTGCAGGACTAAGCAACAAATTAATTAGCAGCCAAGCCGGATCGTACCTATTAGCATTAGGTTATACTGCTGAACAATTAAACACCGGATTAGCAACATACATTAGCATGACCGGGTATCGTTCTGCAAAGGAATTAAAAAATAGCGATGCAATGATTGCAAGCTCTGTAGCATACCTTGAACAGTTAGACGGCTTAGCAAGACTTACAGGACAAGCAAGAAAAGAACAAGAAGATCAGTTAAAAGCTGCTGCAAAAAATGCTGCTTGGCAGGCATATATGGCAACGCTCGGCCCAGAAGAATTTAAAAAAGCAACAATTGGTATGGCTAATGCATTAGCTGTTGGAGGAAAAGGCGCAGTCGATGCGTTCCAATCTCGTATTATGGGAATTGCCCCCGATGAAGCAGGTCAAAAATTTATTGCAACTTCCGGAAAAGTCGGCACCTTAGTTGAGCAGTCTGCAGAAATGGTCAAAGATAGAACTAAGTCTATTTCGGATATGAATGCAAAGACTGCTGATGCGTTAAAGGCTGCTAAAGAAGAATTTTCAAAATACAGCAAAGAGGCGATGTTTGCAATTATCAGACAAGGCGGACCGTTAGCAGAAACATTCCAAACACTAGGAATTACTGCGGAACGATTTAATAACATGACCAAAGAGGAAATTTTAGCCGAGTTTGAAAAGAAGCAACTAGAAGAATCTACTGCAAAATCGGCAACTGATGCAAACAAAGCACTAATGGAACTTGGCAGCAGTATATACAGTGCACTAACTCCTGTAATTAATAAATTAACACCGGTGATGAACAACCTTGCAGTAGCCCTTACAAAATTTGTTACTACACACATGGATGATATTGTAAAAACAATTACACAGGTATCGGCATATGTATTAGATTTTGTATCAAAGCTGTTTTCTCCAGAAGGTCGAACAGAAATTATAAATGATCTAAAAGAAGGATTTAGATTCATCCTTCAAGAAATAGGAAAGCAGCTTAATATTACTACAGTACAAACACCTGAACAAAAAACAGAAACTAAAAAAATTGACGAATCTAATTGGGAAAAGATGTCAATCGGTGAAAAAATGGAATCTGGAGTTTCCCGAGGAATTGAAACAGTTGGCGGTTGGTTTAGCGATACTTTAAAAGAACAAGCAGAAGGTGCTCGAATTCGAAGAGAAACCGAATATTTAAAGAATAAAGAAGTTCCTGGCCGCGCTCATGGCAGCTTAGGAACATCCGGAAAGCTCTTTGAGAACTGGGGATCCGGAACTATTGCAGAACTTCACGGTCTTGAAGCAGTTGTTACCCCTGAACAAATGTCTGATATTGTTAAAAATGCAGCTTCTGGTGCAATTAACTCGGTATCAAAGTTAGGCGAAAGCAAAGATCCTATCGGTGATGTGCTTTCTGCGCTAACCGGCACTGCGCCTAAGGAAGATAAATTAACCGACCATATAATAAGGTTAAATACACTGACAGAACAGATGCTCACTGCAATGAAAGAAACTGCGACACTAATGAAAAAGAATGTTGATGCAACGCAGTCATTGAGGGGCAATTTATTTGTGTAAAACACAAATTAGTAAATCTAAAGAGCATTCTGAGAAAATAGACAAGCAAATTTAGGTAGAGTTGATGACGGTCGAAATCTAAAAATTTCACAGACAATGAAGGGCAAGCCTTGGTCTGAAGCTAGAAGACTTGCTCAACAAAACAAAAAAAATAATAAGGAAATATAATCAATGTCGTGGAAAAAATACTTCACACCATATACCGGATCGTTAAGTCCGTTGAGCAGAGCTAACTCAACAAATCCAACACGAACAAACTATTCGTCTTATTTGCCCGATGTTTATAGCGGACATCCGAACAGATTAGAACGGTATTCGCAGTACGACACCATGGACTTAGACCCCGAAGTTAATGCGGCGTTTGACATCCTGGCAGAATTTTGCACACAAATTAACGAAGAAAATAAAACTCCGTTTCACGTGTTCTTCAAAGAACAAGCGACTGCTACTGAAACCAAGTTAGTTAAAAAGTATCTCCAGCAATGGTGTAAGCTGAATAAATTTCAAACCCGCATTTTTAAAATTGTTAGAAATACTTTTAAGTACGGTGATTGTTTCTTTATTAGAGATCCTGAAACGCAATCATGGTTTTACGTTGATCCGAGTAAAGTTGATAAAATTATTGTAAACGAAAGCGAAGGTAAGAAACCCGAGCAGTACGTTATTCGAGACCTTAATATCAATTTTGAAAATCTAACAGTAACGCAAATTAACCCGAGCAATCAAAATGCAACTCCAGGTGGTACAGCATATGTTACCGGCGGCGTGCATCAGCGCGGAATGGTAGGTGCATATCCGCAAAGCGTTGGTAACAGATTTGATAAGAATCAGAACCAATGGGCAATTGATGCAGAGAACGTGATTCATTTGAGTCTGAGCGAAGGCCTTGATAATAATTTTCCGTTCGGTAACAGCCTAATGGAAACTATCTTTAAAGTTTATAAGCAAAAAGAACTCCTTGAAGATGCAATTATTATCTATCGTGTTCAGCGTGCACCTGAACGTCGCGTGTTCTATATCGATGTCGGTAACATGCCAAGCCACTTGGCAATGAGCTTTGTTGAAAGAGTCAAGAACGAAGTTAATCAGCGAAGAATTCCAAGTGTTACCGGTGGCGGCCAGAGTGTTATTGACGCCGGCTATAACCCGTTAAGCATTAACGAAGACTACTTCTTCCCACAGACTAGCGAAGGACGTGGATCTAAAGTTGATATCCTTCCTGGTGGTACTAACCTGGGCGAGATTAGCGATCTGTTATTCTTTACACAGAAGTTAATGCGCGCTTTACGTATCCCAAGCTCGTATCTTCCTACCGGTGTTGACGACAGTCAGCAGTCATTTAACGATGGTCGAGTAGGAACGGCGTATATTCAAGAGCTACGCTTTAACAAGTATTGCGAAAGATTACAAAGTCTAATTAACGAGCAATTTGATGTTGAATTTAAATCATACCTATTTAGAAAAGGTATAAACATCGATCCTAACCTGTTCGATCTGCAATTTAATCCTCCACAGAACTTTGCTGCATACCGCCAGGCAGAAATGGATGCTGCTCGAGTAACAGTGTATGGATCGATTGCAGAGGTTCCTTATATTTCTAAACGATTTGCATTAAAGAGATTCTTAGGCCTTACACAAGAAGAAATTGCAGAAAACGAACTCATGTGGAGAGAAGAGAACCTTGACGAAAATAACGAAACAAATGCTCAGGCAGAATTAAGATCTATGGGCATCACTGCCGGCGGATTGTCTTCGGATATGAATTCGTTGGGACAGAGCGACCTCGGGCCCGAAGATATGGAAACCGACGGTATGCCTGAGGCACCACCAGGGTCAATGCCTTCCGGAGCACCAACAACACCTACTCCAGGTAGCGCACCGCCTGCGTAAAACTATGGGATAAATAATCGCACTATGTTATTAAGAGAATTCATTTACTTCGATCAAGATCAAGCAGACATGTTCGATAAAGGCAGGTACGATTCATCCCATGATACGAGTGTCCTGCACACTAAAGACCTTAGAAAGTGCAGGCTTACTCTTAAAATGCTTAATGCGCTTCGCAAAGCCGGCGATGCAAGAGAGCGAGAAAAGAAACAAGAGTTAGATCTAGTTCGAAAAATGTATGCAACTCCGAGCGAAGAGGACGGCGGCGCAGCTCCTCCGATCTAACCTATCAATAACAACGTATTTAAAATTGACTGTTTTTAGCCTATTTTGTATAAGTAATGCAGAATAGTTGTAAATATGCATATAAAACAGCCTTGCTAATAATATTTAGGAGAAACCCGCAATGTCTAACAAGTTTGAAAAGCTATTAGATTATCTTGTCAATGAAGAAATGGATAAAGCTAACGATCTTTTCCATCAAATTGTTGTAGAGAAATCACGAGAAATTTATGAAAATTTAATCGCCGAAGAAGATGACGAAGAAGATGACGAAGAAGATGTCGAAGAATCGTATGGTGAAGAAGATGAAGAAAGCATGTTCGAAATCGGCGGCGACGCTTCTGACGATTTAGTCGGCGATGTTGGTGCCGAAGATGACGGCCTAGGCGCCGAAGACGAATTTGGCGGCGAAGATGAGTTCGGCGGCGAAGATGATGAGTTTGGTTCCGACGATAGCTTCGGTGACGAAATGGGCGGCGAAATGGGCGATGAGCCTGCAACAAAGAACGACATCACTGATCTTGCAGATGCGCTTGAAGAGTTAAAGGCTGAATTCCAGGCATTGCTATCAGCCGAAGAAGAAGAAGGGCACGATTTAGATATGCCAGGCGAAGATGAGTTCGGCGGTGAAGAAGAATTTGGTGCCGATGACGAAGAAGAATTTGGTGCTGACGAAGATGACGAAGAAAGCTCCAATGACGAAGAAAGTTCCGATGACGAAGAAAGTGCTGATGAATCTTTTATGCGCGAATACCGCGAAACTATCGGTAAGCCGTATGGTTCTGGAAAAGGTATCTCCGGAAAGTCCGAAGAAAGCGGAATCAATAAGACCAGTCCAGTTAGCACTGCAAAAGGTCGCCCAACTACTAACGCAACAGCCGGAAACATCGCACAAGATGCGAAAGGCGCAGATCCGAAGCCAGGTGTCGGAGGAGTCCTAAAGAAGGGCGGAGAATTTGTTAAGAGCGGAACTCAAAACGTCGGAACAACTCAAGCCAAGGGATACTCTGAAAAGAGCACAGGCCACGGCGCCGAGAAGAAAGGTTCCGGAGAGCAATCTGTAAACGACAAACCAATTATTGGTAAGTAATAGAATATATAGGACACCGGTATGTCACTTCGCTATCTGAGAGAAAATCTGAGTTTTGACCAAGCAAGAGTTGTTTTAGAATCCGACGACAAAGAAGGAAAGAATCTTTATCTAAAAGGAATCGCAATTCAAGGCGGCATTCGCAACGCAAACCAGCGGGTTTATCCAGTTAGCGAAATTACTAACGCAGTCAAAACATTAAATGATCAAATTCAAAATGGATATAGTGTCCTCGGCGAAGTTGATCATCCGGATGACCTAAAAGTTAATTTAGACCGTGTATCTCACATGATTACAGACATGTGGATGGACGGTCCAAATGGCTACGGAAAGATGAAAATTCTTCCAACCCCAATGGGCAACTTGATTCGTACAATGCTCGAAGCCGGAGTAAAACTTGGCGTTAGTTCCAGAGGTAGTGGAAACGTTAACGAAGGAACAGGCGAAGTATCCGACTTTGAGATAATTACAGTAGACATTGTTGCTCAGCCGTCTGCTCCTGGAGCATATCCAACACCGGTCTATGAACACCTTATGAATACACGAGGCGGAAATAGAGCGTTTAGAGTTGCTCAAGAAGTTGGACAAGATCCAAAAGCACAAAAGTATCTCCAAGAGGCGATGCTAAAAATTATCAACGGTTTAAAGTAACCGGAAGGGGAAATCGATGTTGGACGCATTCAAACAACTTGTTGAATCTGGTGTAATGACCGAAGATACACGTACAGTTATCGAAGCGGCTTTCGCTGCTAAGATTCAAGAGAATCGCGACCAAGTCACAGCTCAACTTCGCGAAGAGTTTGCACAAAAATATGCTCATGATAAGGGCGTAATGGTTGAAGCAATCGACAAGATGTTAAGCGAGAGATTGGCCGCAGAGCTGGCTGAGTTTGCTGAAGATAGAAATTCCTTAGTTGAGGCTAAGATTGCTTATCGTCAGAAAATGAATGAAGATGCCAAGGTTTTAGAATCTTTCATTCTATCTCAGTTAGGAAAAGAATTAGTTGAGTTCCAAAGCGATCGTAAGAAAGTCGCTGAGAACTTTTCAAAGTTAGAAAGTTTTGTTGTTCACGCATTAGCAAAGGAAATTAATGAATTTGCACAAGACAAGCAGGACCTAGCAGAAGCTAAGGTCAAGCTAGTTAAGGAAGCTAAAACACAATTCAATGCTCTTAAGAAAACATTCATCCAGCGTAGTGCTAAGGTTGTTCAAGAGACAGTCAGTAAGAAACTTAAATCTGAAATTCGTCAGCTTAAGGAAGATATTGACAGTGCTCGTAGCAACGACTTTGGACGTCGTCTGTTTGAAGCATTTGCACAAGAATATACTGCATCACACTTAAATGAAAAATCTGAAACCAGTAAGCTGTTAAAGGTTCTTCAGCAAAAAGAAGCAGCATTATCTGAAGCAAAACAAGCCCTTAGTAAGAAACAAAGTCTTGTTGAATCTACCCAACGTGAATTAAGAATTCAAAAAGATTTAGCAGAACGTAAAGCTATTATGGGCGAACTTCTTGCTCCACTTGGCGCAGAAAAAAGAGAACTTATGCGTAGTCTGTTAGAGAGTGTTCAAACCTCGAAGCTATCTACTGCATTTGACAAATACCTACCCGCAGTCATGGAAGGCGAAAATAAAAAAGTGGCGAAAGCTACTTTAACTGAAGGAAAAGCCGTAACAGGCGATCGTGAAGTTAAGAGTCAGCCACAGGTAGGCTTAGACAACATCTTAGATATCCGCAAACTTGCGGGTCTAAAATAAATAAAATTCAAGGAGACAATAGAAAAATGTCACAACTATTAAATGAAAGATGGTCCGAGACCAAAGAAGCTCTGCTTGAAGGCCTACAAGGTAATCGTAAAGCTTCTATGAACGTCTGTTTAGAAAATACACGTCGTTATCTAGCAGAAGCTGCAACCGCAGGTGCTACAAGTGCTGGTAACGTTGCAACACTAAACCGCGTTATTCTTCCGGTAATTCGTCGTGTTATGCCGACTGTTATTGCTAACGAAATCATCGGCGTTCAGCCAATGACTGGTCCAGTTGGTCAAATCCATACTCTGCGTGTTCGTTACGCAGACAGTGGCGATGGTGTTGTCGCGGGTGAAGAAGCACTAAGCCCGTTCAAGATTGCTGCTGCTTACTC